TTTGGTAATTATTGATGACCCGCATTCGGAGCAGACTGCGATGAGCAGCAGTGGTTTTGAAGATGCGTGGGATTGGTATACTGGGGGTCCCCGACAGAGGTTACAGCCGGGTGGGAGTATTGTGTTGGTACAGACTCGTTGGTCGGAGAAGGACATGACGGGTCAGTTGTTGAGGGCGCAGGCTAAAGACGCTTTGGCGGATCAGTGGGAAGTTGTGGAGTTACCTGCTATTTTTGATGACGGGACGCCGTGTTGGCCTGAGTTCTGGAGTCTTGAGGATTTGACCGCGGTCCGCGCATCTATACCTCCGAGCAAATGGAATGCGCAGTATCAGCAGAGGCCGACGGGTGAAGAGAATGCGATTATCAAGCGCGAGTGGTGGAACAAGTGGGAGCAGGAGAGTGTACCGCAGTTGGAGTATGTGATTCAGAGTTACGACACGGCGTTTAGTAAGAGGGAGACGGCGGACTATAGTGCGATTACAACGTGGGGAGTATTTTATCCGAATGAGGGTGGAAGCGGACCGAATTTGATATTGTTGGATTCTAAGAAGGGTCGGTGGGAGTTTCCTGAGTTGAAAGCGATGGCTTTAGAGGAGTACAACTTTTGGGACCCCGACACCGTCATCGTGGAGGCCAAGGCGAGTGGGATGCCGTTGACGCATGAATTGCGAAGTATGGGGATTCCTGTGGTGAATTTTACACCGAGCCGTGGTAATGATAAGGTAACGAGGGTGCATAGTGTGAGTCCGTTATTTGAGGCGGGCATGGTTTGGGCACCTGACACGTCGTTTGCGGACGAGATGATAGAGGAGGTTGCTGCGTTTCCTAATGGTGAGCATGATGACCTAGTGGATAGCATGACACAGGCGTTAATGAGGTATCGACAAGGAAATTTTGTACAATTACCAACAGATGATTGGCAAGACGGTGAAGAATCTGCTAGGATACGAGCATATTATTGATTGGAGTAATTCATGGCTAGAGAACCAATTGCGGGTTTAATGGATTCTGGGGTCCCTTCTCAGATGGAAGAAGAGGATTTAAGAGCAGAGTTAGAGCTTGAGATTCCAGACACGGGCCAAGAGCCGTTGCTCACGGAACTTGGTGATGAGATAGAGATTATTGAGGAAGAGGACGGTGACGTTATCGTGGACTTTGAGCCGGGTGCGGACAGCATGGGTGAGATGGACTTTGGCGATAACTTGGCGGAATCTTTATCGGATCGGGAGTTAGCGAGGATTTCGGGGGATTTGGTTGGTGAGTACGAGGCTAACAAATCATCTCGTCAGGAGTGGGAAGACACGTACTCGAATGGCTTGGAGTTGTTGGGTTTCAGTTATGAGGAGCGGACGCAACCGTTTCGTGGAGCCTCTGGTGTGACTCATCCGTTGTTGGCGGAGGCTGCGACGCAGTTTCAGGCGCAGGCATTTAATGAGTTATTACCGCCGTCGGGTCCTGTACGAACTGTTGTTATGGGCAAGGAGGATCGTGCGAAGATCGATCAGGCCGAGCGCGTGAAGCAGTTTATGAATTACTATTTGACCAATGTCATGGAGGATTACACGCCTGACATGGATCAGATGCTGTTTTATCTGCCGTTGGCGGGTAGCACGTTTAAGAAGGTGTATTACGATGAGAATTTGGGGCGTATTGTATCCAAGTTTGTGCCTGCGGAGAATCTTGTGGTTCCTTACGACACGGCTGATTTGGAGACATGTCCGAATGTAACACAGGTTGTGAAGATGGATTTGAACGATTTGCGCAAGATGCAGGTCGGGGGATTTTATTTAGATATACCTGTTATACCTGCGCAGCAGGATATGGACGATGTGACGGAAGAATTGGACAGAATCGGAGGTTTTGAGCCGTCACAGATAGATTATGACTGTACTTTGTTGGAATGCCACGTTGATTTGGACCTTGAGGGATACGAGGACATTGGAGAAGATGGCGAGCCGACGGGCATTAAATTGCCGTATGTGGTGACGATTTCGCAGGATAACGGGCAGATATTGTCGATTCGGCGGAATTATCGTGAAGAGGACTCTTTGCGTAAGAAGATTAATTACTTTGTGCATTACAAGTTTTTGCCGGGTTTTGGTTTTTATGGTTTGGGTTTGATTCACACGATTGGTGGTCTGTCTAGGACTGCCACGGCGGCACTGAGGCAGTTGATCGATGCAGGTACGTTGTCCAACCTCCCGGCGGGTTTCAAGGCCCGCGGACTACGCATCAGAGATGATGACGATCCTCTTCAGCCCGGAGAGTTCCGTGACGTGGACGCACCGGGTGGGGCTATTAGAGATAGTCTCATGCCGCTACCTTTTAAGGGTCCCGACCAGACACTGTTTAACTTGCTTGGTTTTGTGGTTCAGGCGGGTCAGCGGTTCGCGACCATTACAGATATGAAGGTTGGCGACGGTAATCAGCAAGCTGCTGTTGGCACAACGATAGCGATGTTGGAGCAGGGTTCGCGGGTCATGAGTGCTGTGCATAAAAGGTTGCACTATGCGATGCGTCAGGAGTTCAAGATACTTGCGCGGGTAATGTCGGAGAGTTTACCGCAGGAATATCCGTATAGTATCGAGGGCAGTGATCAGGCGGTCATGGCGAGTGACTTTGATGACCGTGTGGATGTTATTCCTGTATCAAATCCGAATGTATTTAGTCAGGCGCAGCGGATTGCGTTGGCTCAGACTAAGTTACAATTGGCGGCTCAAGCGCCTGAGATGCATAATATGCACGAAGTGTTTAGGGATATGTATGAGGCGTTGGGTGTTACAGATACCGACAGGATATTGAAATCGATGCCGGACGAGGATCCGTTGCCCACGGACCCCGCACAAGAGAACATCAACGCATTGGACAACATGCAATTGTTTGCATTTCAGGGTCAGAATCATCAGGCGCATATTATGTCTCACTTGGTTTTTGGTTCGAGTCCAATGGTTGCTCAGATGCCGCCTGTTGCTTTGAGTATGCAGAAGCACGTCATGGAGCATGTGAAGATAGCGGCGCAAGAGCAGGCTATGGCACAGATGTCACAAATGGGTCCGATGGATGCAGATCAGCAGGAATTGCAGTTCGAGGCATTGGTTGCACAGTTTGTTGCAGAGGGTATGCAGCAGGCAAAAGCTCTGTCGGCGCAAGTTTCTGGTGCAAATCAGCCGGATCCGCTTGTAAAGTTAAAAGAGCAAGAGTTACAGATACGGGCACAGTCAGAGCAAGCGGATGCTCAACTGGACCAACAGAAATTGCAGCTTGATGCGCAGAATCAGCAGATGCGTAGCGAGCAGTTTGATAAGCGCCTAGAAAGTCAGGAAAGACAGACTGCGGCGCGTATTGATAGTGCAATGCAAAGAGAACTACTTAAACAAAGAGGAAAGTAAAATGTCCAAGGTAAAAATTGTAGTAAACACGCCTACAAAAGCTCCCAAGCCTGAGACAGTCGGAAAGCCTAAAACACCTCCGATGGCGGGTGACACCTATAAAAAGGTGAAAACTCGTGGCACTGGCGCAGCTATTAAGGGCACGACACACATGGGTGTCTAACCCATATGGATCCAGTTAGTTGCGTTGCTCTAGCTACAGGGGCGTATAAGACGATCCGTGCGGCTATTTCTACGGGCAAAGATTTACAAGATATGACAGGAACTTTGGCCCAATGGGGCAAAGCCTTTTCTGATTTCTCGAATCTTGAAGAGCGGGAGAAGAATCCTCCGTGGTGGAAACAGACGTTCAAGGGGTCTGACGAAGAGACCGCTTTGGAAATCTTTGCCAATAAGAAAAAGATGGAGCAAATGCGTCAAGAGATAAAAGATCATATCAGTTTTAACTATGGGCCGAGTGCTTGGAAAGAAGTCCTGCAAATAGAAGCAGATATGCGTCGAAGAAGAAAACAAGAGTTATACAAAAAGCAGGAACGGATAGATGCTGCTATAAATTTTGCTATTGGGGCGGTTATATTTTGTATAAGCGGCGGTCTTTTGTTTTTACTTTTTTATGCTTTGGGTAAATGGCAGGGGCGTTGGTAATGTGGGTATTGTTATGGCTACAAGTAATCAGCGGCAGCTTTGACCACTACCATGTAGGCAGCTATTCCAGTGAAGAAGCCTGCAAAGAAGCTCAAAAAGAAGCAAAAGTTCTTGTTACAAACCAAAACTCCAAGGTGGTATGTATTGAAATAAAACGGTGATTTTAGTTGAGCGGCGTGGAAAATACATAATATATGACAAAAACGGAAAAGTGGTTATAATAACTCGTGATAAACGGGTTGCTGTAGCACACGCGAGGGCTTTGAAATGACGGAATTTGAAAAAGCAGACTTGAATAACAACGGTGTTATTGAAAAGGCAGAATGGAATAAGCTTGCATTAGAGGATCGCAGGCTTGAGATGATTGACCGGGATCTGAAGCGTAACGCAGAACGTAGGTTTACGGGTTTTGCTTTGGCAGGAATGCTTATTTATCCGTTTATTATATTGTTGGCTAGTGTACTGGGTTTTGATAAGGCGGCGAGCCTTATCACAGATATTGCAAGTGTATATGTTATTGCCGCGAGTGGCGTGGTTGCTGCTTTCATGGGATTTAACGCCTACAGTGCAAAGGCTGACAGCAAGAAATCTAGCATACAAATGGAGGGAGAGTAATGCTACAATCATTAATAGGGCCGATAGCCAATCTAGCGGGAAGTTGGCTTGATGCAAAATCACAGGCACAAGCTGCTAGTGCAAAATTAAAACTGACTGAAGCGGAAGCCAAAGCTAAGATTATGCTTAGTAAAGAAACTTCTGTCGCTGATTGGGAACGCATTATGGCACAGGGTTCTCAATCGAGTTGGAAAGACGAATGGTTTGTTATTGTCCTGTCTATTCCGCTTGTTTTGGCGTTTATTCCAGGTACAGAAGGATGGGTTGATAAAGGTTTTGAACAGCTTTCCAAAGCCCCTGATTGGTATTTTTACAGCCTGGGCATAGCAATTTCAGCTTCTTTTGGTGTAAGAGGCGTACAAAAATTCTTTAAGAGGTAATTATGGGTGATTTAAAGATACCAGTAGCCTTAGTTTTTGCTATGGCAGTGCAATTAGTTGGTTTAGTGTGGTATATTAGCAACATTGTACATGATATCGAGAATTTACAGGGCCAAGTTTCTGCACAACAGGACATTATTGATCTTTTGAATGCAGATGTGAATGATTTGTGGGCCTTTTGTACTTTCACGGAAAATAAATGGGCTGAAAGTTACACGTCAGACATGGTATATGAGCGTGTCTGCGGATCGAAGGAGATTGTGAATGAGTGAAGCACTTAAAACACTACAGGAAAAAATAGGTTCAAACCCGGATGGCGCGTTTGGACCTAATACCGCTAAAGCTATTTGTAATCATTATGCGTTAAACCCAGAGCGTGGCGCTCATTTTTTGGGTCAATTGGTGCATGAGAGTGGTACTTTTCGTTATGTTGAAGAAAATTTAAACTATTCTAAAGAATCTATCCTAAAAGTCTTTGGAAAATACTTCCCAACTGAGGGGGAGGCGGAAAAATGCGCTCGAAACCCTCAAGCTTTGGCAGATAAAGTCTACGGCGGCAGAATGGGTAATGACGGACAGGGGTATTTGTGGCGAGGCCGCGGCTTTTTGCAATGCACGGGCAAAAATAATTACTCTCAGTTTGCAGCGGACATGGATTTGCCCGAAATAATGAAAGATCCTGACCTTGTGGCTACAAAATACCCCATGGAAAGTGCGATTTGGTTCTTTCATAGAAACAAATTGTGGGAAATTTGTGACGAAGGCGTCAATGACGAAACCATTAAAACGATCACCAAAAGAGTGAACGGCGGTTACAATGGTTTGAAGCACCGCAAAGAAGAAACCCAAAAAATATATAAGTGGTTTAATATATAATTGCATATAGTCTCAAAATATCTTAGCATCTCTCATATAAGAAAAGGTGGGAATATCTAAGAATGGATGAGATATATGTTGCGGAGGCTGTTTTTCGCATTATAAAAGACAGAAGACAAGGTGTTGTTGACCTGATGCAGTTTGGCAACGTTAAGTCGATGGAGCAGTATCGTGAGCTTATGGGCAACATGGAAGCCCTGAATCACGTGGAACAGGAACTCAAGGGCCTGCTAGATAAACAGGAGCGAAGCAATGACTAAGAGCGCAAAAGTTGATTTAACTGGAGTAAAAGAGGCCGTCGCAAGCCTCGGAGATGCTTACAAAGAGCCAACAGTTAAAGTTTTGGACCCAGAAGCCATAGGCGGGTCACTTCTAGATAGAATGCCCAACCCCACAGGATGGAGAATTTTAGTTTTACCCTACCGCGGTAAGGGAAAAACTGAAGGGGGCATATTTTTGCCCGATTCTGCTGTAGAACAACAGCAAATTTCAACGCAAGTCGGCTATGTATTAAAAGTCGGACCGTTGGCATACCAAGACCCGGAAAAGTTTCCTTCTGGCCCTTGGTGCGCGGAGAAAGAATGGGTGATGTTTGCAAGATACGCAGGATCACGCTTTGCCATTGATGGCGGAGAAGTTCGTATTTTAAACGATGACGAGATTTTGGCTCGAATAAACGATCCAGAAGACATTTTGCATTACTAGGAGGATTTTATGGCAGAAGAACAGGCTCAATTAGAAATGGAGATGGAGGCCGATACAGAAGTAGAGGTTGAATCACCCGAGCAAGAAACAGAATCGGAAAAGGTAGAAGTTGTTCAAGAGGATCAGTTTGAAAAAGCTGAAAGCTCTACTCAGAAACGTATTGACAGGCTCACAAAGAAAATGCGTGAGGCACAACGTCGCGAAGAAGAGGCAATTAACTACGCAAAGCAGGTTCAGGAAGAGGCTACGAAATTAAAGGAAAGATTTAGTGCCTTAGACAGCAATTATGTTACCGAGTACTCTAACCGAGTGTCAACTCAGATGGAGCAAACAGAAAAAGAATTAGCAAGAGCAATGGAGTTGGGAGATACATCAGCCGTTGTTGAAGCCAATAAGAAAATGATTGCTTTATCTGCTGAAAATGAGAGAGCCAACCAAGCTAAATTAGCGCAGGAAAGGCAACAACAGCAGGCGGAACAGCAACAAGCTGCACCGCAGCAAATGCAAGCCGCACCGCAGCAACAAATCAGACGTCCAGACCCGAAAGCTCAAGATTGGGCTTCTCGAAATGAGTGGTTTGGGCAGGACGAAGCCAAAACTTTTGCAGCTTTTGGCATACATAAAAAGCTCGTGGAAGACGAAGGGTTTGACCCCACGAGCGATGAGTACTATACTGAGCTTGATCGCCGCATTTCCGACACGTTTGGAGGTGAAGCGAAAAGCGCAAGCAAACGACCCGCTCAGACGGTTGCAGGCGTATCAAGATCTAATTCTGGGCGCAGCAGTGGGAAAAAGGTTAGACTCACCCCTAGCCAAGTCGCAATCGCGAAAAAATTGGGTGTGCCGCTAGAAGAATATGCGAAATACGTGAAGGAGTAACACAATGACTGATAGCACAAATGATTCAATCAAGCGTACTTCTCGCGCTAACCAAACAAGGGAAAAAACGGCGCAAAGGCGTCCGTGGGCACCCCCGTCAATGTTAGATGCACCACCTGCCCCTGATGGCTTTAAGCATCGTTGGATTCGAGCCGAAACGCGAGGATTTGATGATACGAAAAACATCAGTGCTAAAATGAGAGAGGGTTGGGAACTTGTTCGTAAGGACGAATATCCTGACTTTGAAGCTCCTATTGTAGAATCAGGTAAATATGAAGGTGTGTTTGGAGTAGGCGGACTGATACTCGCTCGGATTCCAGTTGAGACGGTTCAAGAGAGATCTGCTTATTTTAACAATAAGTCAAGAGATCAAATGGATGCGGTTGACTATGACATGATGAGAGAGAATCAACATTCAACCATGACGATCAATAAACCTGATCGTCAATCTCGTGTAACCTTCGGTGGCCCTCGTAGAAGTTAGGGTCGCCCCTTAAGGAGAAAACTAAAATGGCAAATCAAGAGACCGCCTTTGGTTTACGTCCTATCGGGCTTGTTGGAAACGGTGTAAATTCTACTGGGGTAACTCAGTACGAAATCGCTTCTAACAACACCAATCCAATCTTCCAATTTTCATTATGTGTGCCAACTGCGGCAGGCGTTATTGATCATGCGGGAGCGACAAGTGGGGGTACAACTCCTGCTCTTGGTGTTCTGATGGGCGTAGAATACGTTGATTCAAGTTCAAAAAAGCCAGTGTTTAAAAACTACTGGCCCGGTTCGAACAATGTCAGCGTGGATACTAACCACCCTGTTAAAGCTTTTGTAGCTGACAATCCAAATCAGTTGTACAAAGTAGCAACTGACGCAACGATCACAGATCGTGCGACAGCCCTTACGGCTGTTTTTGCAAATGCGTCTTTGGGCACATCTGCACGTACTGGTTCAACCAATACGGGTAATTCAAACTCAGCACTGAGTGTGGCTTCTATCAACACTACAGCGACATTACCGTTGCGTATTGTTGGTATCATGGATGACGAAGCAAATAGTGATTTTACTGCTGCGGGTATTCCATTGATTGTTAGAATCAACGCTCATTTTAATGCAACTACGTCGCGGTTTGATTCACAAACCACAGCGACGACAACAGGCGTATAAGGAGAGCGTAGTATGGCTATATCACGCGCACAACTAGCAAAAGAGCTAGAACCTGGCCTAAATGCATTGTTTGGGTTAGAATATAATCGTTACGAGAATGAGCATTCTGAAATCTTTGAAGAAGAGTCATCTGACCGTGCTTTCGAAGAAGAGGTGATGCTTGGTGGTTTTTCAACTGCACCTGTTAAATCTGAAGGCGGAGCCATCAGTTTTGACGATGCACAAGAAACATACACTGCTCGTTACACTCACGAAACCATTGCTTTGGCTTTCTCAATTACAGAGGAAGCAATTGAGGACAACCTATATGATCGTTTAGCTTCTCGTTATACGAAAGCTCTTGCACGTTCTATGGCTCAAACAAAGCAAATTAAAGCTGCATCTATCTTGAACAATGCGTTCAACACTGGTGCAAACGCTATTGGGGACGGCGCAGCACTTTGTTCTGCTTCGCACCCATCTCTGTCAGGTAACCAAAGTAATATTTTGGCAACTGCGGCAGACCTCAATGAAACCTCTTTGGAGCAAATGCTCATCGATATTGCAGGTTTCACTGATGAGCGTGGCCTTAAAATTGCAGTCAGCGGTGTGAAACTAATCATACCAAAAGAATTGCAGTTTATTGCAGAGCGAGTGTTAAACTCAAATCTACGTCCGGGAACAGCGGATAACGACGCAAACGCAATGAAGAACATGGGAATGATTCCTCAAGGCGCGGTTGTTAACCACTTCCTTACTGACACAGATGCGTATTTCATAAAGACAGACGCACCTAACGGATTTAAGTATTTCAACCGTTCACCTATCAAAACAGCTATGGAAGGCGATTTTGATACAGGTAACATGCGCTTCAAGGCCCGTGAGCGTTACAGCTTCGGTGTTTCCGATTGGAGAACAGTATTTGGAACTCCAGGCGCAGCCTAAGTTTCGATACATTTTAAACAGGAAGAGCCGCTTTTGCGGCTCTTTCTTTTTTCATTTTATATGTTATAGTGAGATATCCCTGACAGCAGCATGGGGCTGCTGACTTAACCCAAGACAGGAGATCTACATGGGTACGACAACTTTCTCTGGTCCTATCAAAGCAGGAACCATAAAAGAAACTACGGGCACAACGCTCGGTACAAATATCAAAAACACAGGTCAAGTTGTAATGTCTCAGACATTTGCAGCAGATTTATCAAATGGTGCAATTGCAGCGGACACTACAGATGTAGTTATTCCGGCAAACTCTCAGATTATTGATTGTGTGATTGATGTAATCACAGCAGCAAGCGGAGCGACTAACCTGAGTGTTGGAGATACTGTTGGCGGTGCAACATCTATTCTTAACACCTTTGCTATCGGAACAACTGCGGGTCGTAAATATCCGACCACTCAAGCAGGCGCAGCATTAGCATGGGAAGACACAGGAACAGCAGACATTCGTTTGACTGTAACAAACTCTGCCGCAACATCAGCGGGTGAAGTAAGGGTTACTATTCTGTACGCTCAAAACAATAACCTCGGTTAAGGAGGCTTAAATGGCTAATTCAGACGTAAAAGCAAAACGTCTGACGGGGACAGGCGCGGCCTCAGTAGGTCGCGCACGTTTACGACAGATACAAGTTCTTACAGGCGGCGGTGCGGGTAGACTTACCCTTACTGACGGTAATGGCGGCTCAACGGTTTTGGATATTGATTTTTCTCAATCGCAAACGCATTCGGTAAACATTCCTGATGAAGGCATTTTGTTCACCAGTGATATTCATGTGTCAGTTGCTACAAACGTCACTGCGATGACTTTATTCCATAGTTAAGGTGAGACTATGGCGTCTAAGGTAAAAACAAAGTCGTCTAAGGAGAAAAAGCGCAAAAGCGATAATATGCCGAAGCGTAATAAAAAGAATTTCCGCCCTACCGAAAAAGGGGCGGGAATGACCAAGGCGGGCGTTGCTGCTTATAGGCGTAAAAATCCCGGCTCCAAACTCAAAACGGCGGTAACTAAGAAAAAAGGTTTGACAAAATCAGAAAAAGCAAGACGCAAATCTTTCTGCGCTCGATCTGCGGGTCAAATGAAAAAATTCCCCAAAGCTGCAAAAGATCCAAATTCACGTTTGAGGCAAGCAAGAAAAAGATGGAGATGTTAATTGAATACGGATGATCTTTTAAAACTTCTGGAAAAACATGAGTCAGAATGTAATGAGCGGTACAAAAAAATAGACAAACAGCTTGATAAGCTTGATATGAGGCTATGGGGTATAGCCGTATTGATTATAGCAACAGCAATAGCGGGAAAAATTTTGTAATGCCAAACGTTAAAACACCAAAAGGACTGACTTATTTTAAAAAAGGCGGCGGTGCATCAAAAAAATCAAAAGGTAGCAAAATATGTCCCGAGGGAAAAGCTTGGGCTAAAAGAACCTTTGATACATATCCATCCGCTTATGCAAATCTCGCTGCCTCCAAATATTGTAAAGACCCTAATTACGCTAAAAAGTCAAAAGGCGGTAAACGAAAGGGCAGATAATGGGAGAACTCAAGAAATGGTTGAAACAAGATTGGGTAAGGATTGGCTCTGATGGTGAAATCAAAGGTAAATGCGGCACTTCAAAGGATAAAAAGAATCCTGACAGGTGTCTTCCAAGGGCTAAAGCGAATAGTCTCTCGAAAGCCGAAAGAGCAGCCACAGCCCGAAAAAAGAAAAAAGAAGGTAAAAAAGGCAAAACCTTTGTCAAAAACACAAAAGAAGCGGAAGTCAAATTTGCCTTCAACGGCGGCGCAATCACCCGTCAAAAGGCCAAGAGGACGCCCCCGAAAAGTAATTCCAAAGGGGTAGTTGCACGAGGCTGTGGCAAAGTTCTAGCAAATCGTCGAAAACGAACAACAGGATCGGTATCTCAATAATGACAGCTTCTCCTTTTCATCATGGTCACGAGAAAGATATCTGTACCGAGATATTAGCATGGTCTGAGCACACTTTGCAAAAACCAAATCCGCTTTTCAATAACTTGCCCGCCTGTCCTTATGCAAAAAAAGCTTGGCAAGAAGGTAAAGTTGCTATTCTTTTTAAGTATGACGATAACTTTCAGGTGCTTTATAGCACCATTTCTCAATTTGATGACAACTTTGATTTAGTAATTATTGTTGATAAATCTTATCAAAAGGTTGATGCATTCCACGAATATTTGGACGAATTAAATGAAGTTATCTCAGATGGGATGTTTATTCAAAAAGACATTTGGTTAATGGGTTTTCACCCAGAGGACGATCCAAATGAATATTTGGACCACGAAACTTTTGAAGAGCTTGTTGAGGATGAATATGCTATGATATTTGTGCAACGGCTTTCAAAGGTGCATGAGGCTTCGGAACATCTAAAAAAGTTGGGATATTACGAAGATTATGCTAAAGAGTATGAAGTAGAAGAAATCTTTAATAAGCGTGAAGATCTATATAGGAGATTGAACAATGGCAATGAAACCACGTAAGAAAATGCGTAATGGCCCTGCGAAAAAAATGCGCGGTGGTCCTATGAAAAAAATGGGTGGCGGTGCTGCGAAGAAGATGCGTGGCGGCGGGATGATGAAGAAAATGCGCGGTGGCGGCATGGTTAAAAAGATGCGCGGCGGCGGTATGGCGAAGAAGAAGTAAAATGGCTGTTTCTGGAAGCAAAAATTTTGAGCTTGATGTAGCAGAATACATCGAAGAAGCTTTTGAGCGGTGTGGCTTAGAGGTGCGTACTGGCTATGACCTCAAAACTGCAAAGCGTTCATTAAATCTTATGCTTGCAGAATGGGCAAACCGTGGCTTGAACCAATGGACTATTAAACAGCGCACTCAAACATTGACACAAGCTGACGGTGAATATGATCTTGGAACGGACGTAATTGATGTTTTATCCCTAGTAGTTAGACGAGACAATACTGATTACGCTTTGACGCGAGTTAGTAGAGATACTTTTCTTTCTATACCAAACAAAACGACGCAAGGGCGTCCGTCCCAGTTTTTTCTTGATAGACAGATTACGCCCAACTTAAAAATTTGGCCTATTCCTGAAAATAGCACGGACGTAATTTATTACGATGCCTTGACACGAATGGATGACGCGGATGCGCAGGTAAATACGCTAGACATGCCGTTTCGTTTTTATCCCTGCCTTGCAGCAGGATTAGCTTATTATATTGCGCTAAAACGAGCACCAAATAGATTGCAGTTACTGAAAGCTGTGTATGAAGAAGAGTTTGAGAGAGCTATGACAGAGGACCGCGATAGAGCGTCTTTTAATGTAGTTCCGCAATATCAGTATTTTAGGACAACTTAATGACAAAGTTTGCTTCTGGAAAAAACGCATTTGCTATATCGGATCGATCTGGTTTTCGATACCGCTATAAAGACATGCGCCGGGAGTGGAATGGGGCGTTGGTTGGTCGCGATGAGTTTGAGGCGAAACAGCCGCAGCTAGGTCCTTTTAGAAAAGTTATAGATGCACAAGCTTTACGGGATGCAAGACCAGATCAAGCAAATCCTGTTCAAACTTTTGAAGTTAAGACAACAAACGGTATTACTTATCTTGGCAATGGAAACTGGTCCACCGCGGGTGTAGCTGAATTACCCAGTAAAATTGAAACCACTACAGCATTACAAGGTCAGGTAGGGCAAGTGTTAGTTAACGAAAATATTGTGAGCGTAACGGGTCTTGCTGCAACGGGACAAGTTGGGTCTGTTTCTTTTGCTCCAAGATTCGACAGCACTTCAATTACTTTAGACTCGACAACAGACACGTTTGATGAGGGATAAAAGATGGCAAAGCAAACAGTAGGAATCGGATCATCTGCAAATGACGGATCAGGGGATACGTTACGTGCAGGTGCAGATAAAATAAACGACAATTTTAATGAAATTTATGCAGCATTAGGTAACAGTTCTAATGTTCTTACTGATATTATAGATTCAAATGGTTTATTTGATGTAAGCTCTGGTGCAAACAAAATTGTTTTTTATTATGCAACTTTGAGCGATTTACCAAGTGCTTCTACCTATCACGGTGCGGTGGCACATGTTCATGCTACTGGAGGACTATATTTCGCGCACGGTGGTAACTGGATTAGACTAAACGACGAAGTATCTGGGCCTGTAACGACATATGTAGCAGGAACAAGCGGTTCTTCTGCGTATACTTTTACTGGCCCTGGAGCTACTGCGGGGAACAATCCAAACTTTACTTTTTACAAAGGTCACACATACCTTATTGACAACACTGCAAACGTATCTAGTCATCCCTTGCAAATAAGAACGTCTAATGGTGGCTCTGCTTTTACCACAGGTGTTACCGAAAATTATAACTCAACAACAGGATTGACACAATTTATAGTGCCTCATGAACCGAGTGATACGACCTTAGTATATCAATGTACTAACCATAGTGCTATGGTAGGAAATATAACAATAGTGTGATGATATGAGCTTTACATACGATCAATTAAAAACAGCGATTCAAGATTACACTGAAAATGACGAAACAACTTTTGTTAATAATCTTCCTACGTTTATAAGATTATCAGAAGAACGTATTCTCAAAAATGTGCAACTTAGCTTATTTCGCAAAAATGCCACAGCTTCTTGTACAGCTAGTAATAAATATCTTGCTTGCCCCGGAGATTTTTTAGCTCCGTTTTCCTTAAGCCTTGCCGGAACCGATGGAGACAAATTTTTTATTGATTTTAAAGACCCAAGTTTTTTGCAGTCTTACACTCCCGATTCGACAACAACGGGATCTCCAAGATATTATGCGGTTTTCGATGTAGATAATTTTATTTTAGCCCCTACACCTAACACAACCTTTACTGCCGAATTGCATTATTTTTATAGACCCGCCAGTTTAACGGCAGGAGGCGGAAGCGGTACTACTTGGTTAAGTCAAAATGCAGAGTTAACACTTTTATATGGTGCTTTAGTTGAAGCTTACCTTTTTATGAAGGGGGAGCAAGACATGATGGGTTATTATGATAAAAGATTTCAAGAAAGTTTGTTGCCTCTTAAAATGATGGGAGAGTCAAAAGAGGTAACAGATGAATATCGAACAGGAAAAGTAATTAGGGCAAAACAATAATGTTTAAGGTAGACGTAAGCGTTCCACAACACGAACAACTTGTGGGAGTCAGAACAACAGAAAACAGGGGGTTTACTCCTGAAGAGTTGGCTGAACAATGTGTAGAAAAAATAGTTTCGGTTTCTGATAATGCTCATCCGGGCATCAGAGATCAAGCTCATGCTTTTTCAAAGCATGTTGAAAAGCTTGTTGCATATTATATGAGACAGGCTATCCGCAGTGACCGCACGACTGTGTACAACGCAATAAAAGATGCGGGTCATCCCCAACTGGCTGAACTTATAAGGAGACTTTAATATGGCCTTTTCTGGAAACTTTATGTGTACTTCTTTTAAGCAACAATTGCTTACGGGGAGTCACAATTTTACAAACTCAACAGGTGATACATTTAAGCTTGCATTGTATGATAACAATGCTTCTTTTGATGCTTCTACCACAGCATATACTACATCCAACGAAGTAAGTAACTCTGGCTCGTATTCTGCGGGTGGAGGGGCGTTGACAAACGTAACACCCACAACTTCTGGAACGACTGCTTTAACAGATTTTGCAGACAAGACATATACTTCTGCAACAATCACTGCTCGTGGCGCATTGATTTATAACACTACAACAGGCGCAGGATCAGGAACTACAGATACAGTTGTTGTATTAGACTTTGGGTCAAACAAGTCTTCTACTTCTGGCGACTTTCAGATTGTGTTTCCAACGGCTGACGCAAGTAGCGCGATTATTCGTATCGCGTAAGGCAGTCTTCCCGTGACAAACATCACAGGTTGGGGACGTGGAACATGGGGCGAGGGCGCTTGGAATGAAGCGGTCCCTGTTCGTGTTGGTCACACTCTCAACGGTTGGGGTGAATTAACTTGGGGTGAAACCTCTTGGGGTGGTGAAAAATCTACCCTTGCTGCAATGCAAGGTCAGGTTGGCACTGCTGTTGTTCGAGAGGATATATCCACATCTGTCACGGGGCTGAGTGCTACCGCAAGTGTTGGTAGCGTTACTGTACAAGGTAATAACACTGTAAATCTTACAGGTCTTGCGGCTACAGGTGGTGTAGGACAAGTTACTCTTGTCACGGAACAAAATGTTCCGTTGACAGGATTACAAGGCACAGGTTTTGTAGGCACTGCCACAGTTGTTCAAGGTGGTGGTGTTGATGTTGTTGTCTCAGGACTATCTGCTACATCTGCGGTTGGATCTGGCACGAGCATAATAATTGGTGTAAACGTACCGCCTACAGGCATTGCAGCTACAGGTGGTGTAGGCTCAGTTACGATTAGCGAAGGTGCCGGAATTGATGTAACGCCAACGGGTATTGCAGCCACAGGTGGTGTCACTGAACCAAGTATCATTGGCACAGCACCAAATGTTGCGGTTACGGGTATAGCCGGAACGGGTACAGTTGGATCTGTTACAGTATTAACGTCACAGGTTGTTCCTGTGTCAGGGAACAACTTGTTTGCAA